AACTTCTTTGTGCAATTGCTTTTGGGGATGCATGAAATTTAAGAGTGACTACTCGATCCAGAAACAGAGCGATGAAATAACATGGCAGACAATTTAGCACCAAAAGGTAGGAATGTAGGATTCAGAGGCAAACCTCGCCCAAAGAGCGTTGAAGAACTAGACCCATTCACGCAATCAGCTATAAAGAGAATGGAAGTTTTCAGCCAAATGGAAGACAGCACGGAACAGGCGATAGGAAAGATCGAGACTATGCGTGAAGAAACCCTAGCAAAAGCTAGGGCTCACGAGAGTAATAAGGTAAGAACGCCCTAATGCTAAGTCCAGCTTTTTTCAGAAGACTGAAACAGCTTAGACAGCAACGTCAAAGGGCCACAGAGTACCAGCAATACCTGACAACGCTTCCTGCTGCCGGTACAGGGGACTCTCAGGGAGGAACTTGGAAAGGGAAAGTTGCACAAACCATTGTGTATGGCCCAGAAGGTAAAGCATATCCTAACCCGGCTGCTGCTATGTCCGCTGGTGCTTCCAACTTTACCTACAACCTTCCATCAGGGGTGAATGTGGACTGGTCGTACTGGAATAAGTTCACGCAACCGCCTACGACAACTCCAGTCCCAGTTCCGATAACAGTAGCTCCGCAAAATACGGTAGTTCCGGGTGTAAACACGAATGCACCCGATGCAGATCAGAATACAAATCCGCCAACTGAAGGGCCAACTGAAGGACCAGTTGAAGGGCCAACAACTACTCCACCAATCCAAGGGCCAACAACTACCCCACCAACTCAACCGCCAACAAAAGACCCATTTGCTGACGTTAGCGCAGGGCGTTTAGCTGAAGCCAAGCGTTATGCGGACGCGGGAATGATGGGCAGAGCCAAACAGCAGTTTGAACTGGGTGGCGGAACTTGGGATGAGAGCAAGATGGCGAGTAAGGCGTTAAGAACAGAGGCTAAAGCAACTGACCGATATGGCGGTGATTTCAAATTCAGCAAATCTGGAGTTGAAAGTAAGGATATAAATAAGGCTTTAAGAAAGTTCAAAAGCAGCGGGAGTATGGCTTCAGCAAGAAAAGCAATAGAAGATGCTGGGGGCACATGGAGTAAAGCACTGCATAAGCGTTTACGAGCCGAGGCAGAAAGGAAGAAGAAGAAGAAGTAATGTATAGCCTAGCATTCCTTAACAAACTAAAAAAGATAGCGCAGTCAGATGCCCAGACGGCTCTGGCAGCGGAAGAGGTTGCTATAGCCGCATCTTCTGACCCAACAGCAGCCGCGGGGGCTGGTAAACGGTCCACTGGAAGTAGACGTCCTATGTGGGCGGGTATATCTCCGGGCGACGTAAACACAATCGTGTATGACCCCATAACTGGAAAGGCATACCCGAATCCATCAGAAGCCCGTGGGGCTGGAGTTACGAATTTCTCCTACAACATACCATCAGGTATGAACATAGATTGGTCATGGTGGGATAAGTTCAGGCAACCGGCAACCACAACTCCGGCACCCGTGCCGATAACGGTAGCGCCTCAAGAGATTGCGTACACAGACCCGACTACGAACCCACCGGCTGATACTGGAGGGGATGATGATGGCGGAGGTCAAACACAGCCCCCAGCAACTACAAAACCACCAGTAGTTACAACCAAACCACCAGTAGTTACAACCAAACCACCGGTAGTTACAACCAAACCACCGGTAACAACAAAACCACCGGTAACAACAAAACCGCCGTGGGTGAGGCAGGATGAACGTGACGAGAAGACCGAAGACACCAGCAGCAAAAGCAGTTTTAGCACTTGGCAGGGGTGAGGGAGACGTTGGGCAAAGAGGAACGAGCGGTGGTGGATCGAAAGGTGGTGGTATGTGGACATGATAAAGGATGAATCATAACGATTTTATCGAACAGGCCAAAAATTACCTCCCCACAGCCTCTCTAGAACAGGCTGGTACGTTCTATAAGAACTTATTAGAAAAAAATTACGACAAGTGGCTGATTAGAGAATTAGCTAAAGTAGACCGCTGGTTTCTTCTTGTAGTTCTTCTCAACCGTAAGGATGCGGTTCATCCTTGGTTATACGACCGATGCAGGGAAGTTGAGAAGACTCCAGACGGTGTACTTGATTTGTGGGCTCGGGGTCATTACAAGTCCACGTTGATAACTTACGCAGGTGCGATCCAAGAAATCCTAAGAGACCCAAACATTACGATAGGGATATTCTCCCACACGAGACCTATCGCAAAGGGGTTCCTAAAACAAATAAAAAGAGAGTTTGAGGTCAATGAATTTCTTAGGGACCTATATTCAGACATTTGCTATGCGAATCCAAGACAGGATTCCCCCCAATGGAGTGAAGACGCTGGGATCATTGTTAGACGTAAATCGAATCCCAAAGAAGCAACTGTTGAAGCATGGGGTCTTGTTGATGGCCAGCCAACTTCCCGGCATTATGATCTTAGAATCTATGATGACGTTGTTACCAGAGATTCCGTTAACACCCCTGACCAGATTTCGAAAACAACGGAGGCTCTCGATCTTAGCCAGAACTTGGCCGGTGGTCAGAACCGTGAGTGGTACATTGGTACTCGCTACCATTACGCGGATACTTATAGAGACCTAATAGATCGCGGTACAGAGACCCGTATATACCCGGCAACAGACACTGGGACCCCAGACGGTAATCCGCTTCTATTATCAGAAAGCGAATGGGATAAAAAGAAAAAAACGATGGGCCAGTATGTGTTGGCCTGTCAGATGCTCCAGAACCCGATAGCAGGTTCAGAGCAGGTATTCGATCCAGAGTGGATAAGGCGTATAGAAATACGCCCGAGAATCCTGAATATATACATTCTCTGCGATCCGGCTCATTCAAAAAAACAGACTTCCGACAGAACGGCAATAGCTGTTATCGGAATAGATTCTCAATCCAACAAGTACCTGCTCGACGGACTTTGTCATCGTCTTAATTTGAAAGAGCGGTGGCAAGCATTATCCAGAATACGGAAAAAATGGGTAAAGCAGCCCGGAACAATGACCGTGAAGGTTGGATACGAAAGGTACGGTAAAGATTCTGATATTGAGCATTTCAAAGAAATGATGAGGATAGAAAATAACTATTTCCCCATCGAAGAATTAGCTTGGCCAAGAGAAGGGCCGGGTTCTAAACGGGATCGAGTACAACGACTACAGCCCGATTTTGAGAACTGGCGCTTCTTCTTGGCCCCTTCTTCCGACTCGATGACATCGAGGCAAAAAAAGGCGTTTGAACTTGGAGATGCATCTCTAATCGTGCGCCCCATAAGACAGAAAGATGAGAACGGTCGCATATACGATTTAACCCAGAGGATGATTGATAACGAATACAACCTATTCCCAGCGGTTCACGTCGATATGCTTGATGCTATGTCAAGAATTTACGACATAGGGGCATCCCCGCCTCAATTTGTTTATCCAGAAGACTTGGAACCAGAAGCACTTCCAGCCTACTGATACAAAGGAAACATAATGATTATTGATGAAGGGATTGTAGACCCGAATAAAATTGCTGTGATGTTTCTTTCTAATTTTATCGATGCGTCGGAAGATGAATTAAATGAAATGGAAATAACCGTTGCGCTTAGTAGTCTATTAGACAAGATAGTTAAAGATACAGTAGTTATCGTCAACCAAGATCAACCGAGGATAGTACTTCATTGAGTCAAAAATTCGCAAGTCCAAAAGAGAGAAGGTATAACTGGAGAGATTTAGTAGAGAAGATTGCCGGTCCTGAAGAGCCGGTTCCAGTTTACATCTTCCCGCAAACGACGCTGTATGAAAACCCCCACAGGCCGTATGGCCCCAAAAAGATGAGGTAGTTATGTTTGACAAACTGAAAGAAAAGGTAATGAAGAAGCCGATAATTTTTGGCGTTATTGCTGTAATTATTGTTGTTGCTATCTATGTTCAATTCTTTGGTAGCGCACCTGTCGTATCGTAATGAAAGTTATTGTCGATGAACATAAGCGCGGGATGGCTAAAGAGGCAACGATTGTCAGTTTGGTAAAGAATGTTGCGGATATTCTAGATAAGCATTACCCCGGTCACTTATGGATGGTCGGTCCAAGTAATGATTATTCAATGTTAGCAATATGGAACGAGAACCTCTCAACACGTTACGGAATGTGGATCAGAGTCAACGATATTGATCCTGAATACAGAAACATTATGCGGTGGGCTGGAGAATTGCTCGAAAGAGCTAATGTTTCCCGTGGCGCAATGAATGCAGATGAAATGAATAATCTCCAAAGAGATAGCCGGGGCGAGGCTAAATTTGACGCATGAATGAAAACGAAGTCCCCTTGAATGATGGGTTTGATGACGAGAAGTCTCCTTGGCTAACTCTAGCTAGGGAAGCATACGATTCTTCGACATCATACCTAGACGCGAACTACAGACGCCAGTGGGAAAGGAATCTTTCACTATTCCAATCTCAGCATCCCTCTGGCTCTAAGTACGGCACTCCCGCGTACCAGCATAGATCGCGTTTATTTAGACCTAAAACAAGGTCAGCAATACGAACAAACGAGGCTGCTGTTGCAGCCGCTTTCTTTTCTACAGAAGATGTTCTATCTGTTTATCCTGAAAACGATTCAGACGACGAGCAAAGGGCCTCGGCAACACTACTGAAGCATCTTCTTCAGTACAGACTTACAAAAACTATACCGTGGTTCCAAACCCTAATAGCAGCTTATCAGGAGTCTATGGTGTTTGGTTCTGTTATAGCCCACATGTATTGGGAATATAAAGAAAAAAGAACCAAGTCTAGCGACCCAATTTTAGATGATGCTGGCGTACCCATCCTGAATGAAGATGGCTCTGAAGCGGTAACTGAAACAGATAACGTTGAGATTCTTAAAGACAGGCCAAATATTCGTTTGGTTGCATCTGAAAACTTCAGGATAGACCCCGCTGCTGATTGGAATGACCCTGTAGATTCTTCGCCTTTTATCATTGAAGTTATGCCGATGTATTTGCAAGACGTGATCGAAAGGATGTCGGATATTGACCCAAAGACAGGAGAACCCAAATGGAAACGCCTCTCGATGACGGAACTCTTGAAGTCTTCGCGTCGTTCAGAATTTGATTCTACTCGTCAAACAAGGCAGGGGAAAAGACAAGACCCATTATCCGACAGACAAGAAATCATCACGGACTATGACACCATATTTATACACAAAAATATAATTCATAGGAAAGGGAAAGATTGGATGTTTTATACGTCGGGGATCAATCATATGTTGACTACCCCTGTCCCTCTGTCTGAAGTGTATCCACACCTGAGAGAGGGCGAGAGACCATACGTCATGGGTGGCTCCACGATAGAAGCACACAAAATATATCCAGCTTCCATTGTCGAGTTGACGCAAGATTTGCAGACAGCAGCAAATGACATGTCTAACCAAAGAACTGACAATGTTCAGTTGGTTCTAAACAAGCGTTACCACATACGGCGTAGTTCAAACATAGATATCAATGCCCTGAAGAGAAGCGTACCGGGCGGTTCTGTGATGATGGACGACCCAATGACGGATGTAAACGTAATAAGTACGCCTGATATTACTGCTTCCGCTTATGAGGAACAAGATCGATTAAATGTAGATTTTGATGACATCGCCGGAACATTCTCCCAAGGCACAGTCCAATCTAATCGGTTAATGAACGAAACGGTTGGTGGAATGGAAATGTTAGCTGGTCAGGCGAACAGCATGATCGAGTACATGATCAGAACATTCGCGGAAACATGGGTTGAGCCTGTTCTCTCTCAGCTAATAAGACTGGAACAGTATTATGAGACTGACGAAGTTATTTTATCTGTAGCTACCAATAAAGCAGAACAGGAAAACAAAGAGACTCCGGGGTTCTTTCAGAGATTCTCTGGGGATATAGATAACCTGCTTCAGCACGAAATGACCGTGGGCGTGAATGTAGGTATCGGAGCAACGGACCCAATTAGAAAAATCGAAAGGTTGTTGTTGGGAATCCGCACGATGGCTGAAGTAAATCCAGACATCATTATGACTTTGAACCAGCCTGAAGTTACAAAAGAAGTTTTTGGGGCACTTGGCTATAAAGATGCTAAACGCTTTATCGCAGAAGAGCCACAGGACCGTCTCTCTGAACTGAAAGCGCAGGTCGAGGAAATGTCAGCCGCTATTCAGCAACTCGTGGATAAAGGCGCTGCCAAGGAACTTGAGGTTCAAGGCAGAATACTGGCCGCTCAAATCAAGGGTCAGTCTGATATTCAAGCTGCAAGAGAGAAGGCTATGGGTGATATTGGTTCTACCCAGATCGCTTCTGCTTCTAGAGAGTCTATCGAGGAGATCAAGAACAACATAAGCCTGATCGAAACCAGACTCAAAGCCGAGAAGAACGATATAGCTAGGGGTGAGTTATTACTTCAGAAAGAGGCTCTTGTTCATAAGATGCTACTGGAGTCTGACACCGATATCGGCGTATCCCCCGGAAACGATGAAGGGAAGCAGATGTCTGATGTCTTGATGAACGATGACTACGGAATGGTTCAGGGGGCTGAAGGATGAATCACCTAAAAGATATCGGAGAGAACTATTTTATTCATGCCGTAATTGCTTTGTCTTACTCGATAACACTTTTAGCATTAGCGGTTGCCATTTTAATACACGGAATTATCCCTTTCGTATTTGTTAATACAGCGTCAAACGGTGTAAGCGCACTAGAAGAGCGCATGGAAAAAAGACGGTTGGATAATATTTCGCCCGGACTTACAGATTGATGGATGAAACAGATTTGTTAGTTGCGGAGGTGCGGCTTGGCCTCCAAACAAAGGAGTTCTTGAAATCTCCTCTAGGTAGATACATTGCAGGTAGAGCGGATAAAGCCAGAGAAGAGGCTTTCAACGCTTGGATCATGGCAGATGCCAATGATGAGGACACGATCAGGGAACTTCAATTTCGCGCAAGGTTACCTTCTCTAGTTATAACTTGGCTGGATGAGGCAATTAACCAAGCGAATCATGCAGAGATAACTCTCTCAGAACTTCAGGAGCAATAATGGACGCTATCCAACAGGACGTGGACAACAAAGGAAACACAAAGAAAGAGGTGGAAATATCCACCCATGAATCTGAAATTGAACGAATTGCTGAATCTGTAAATCAAACTGTAATTCAAGACGATCTAGAAAATCAAGAGGGCGAAAGACCCCCAGTAGTAACAGAAGATTTCTCTAATCCATTAGAGCGTAAGGGCGAAGATTGGTACGTCAATACCAAAGTTAATGGGGAGAATACGAGTGTTCCGTGGGAACAAGTGGTATCCCAATATCAGAAGAACACAGCCGCAGATCAAAGGCTTCAGGAGGCTTCGGACCGTCAACGAGAGTTGTCGGAATATGAAGAGAAACTGAACGCCTACCGGGCCCAATTAGAGGCCCAAAC